GAGCAGATATGAATAGACCTGTTAAACCTTTTCTTGGTGCCATAGCCATTTTAAAGGTTTTAATGATTGTTTTAATCATTCCACCTTCATAAGAGTCTCTTGCAACTAAATCAAATTGAAAATTAATTGATCTTAACTTAACTCCTTTGAAAAGAAGTTCCATGTTTGGGTTAAGAACTTGCCCACTTGATCTTGACATAAGACTTTCTAAAGATACATTAGCCCCAAGAGAATTAACTGCAGCAGCTGCAAATCCACTTTGAACTAATTCTTGAGCATTTCCACCTATTATTTGATCGTTAGTAATCCCTACTGCTTTTTGTATAGCACCTTGAATACCGCCAAAATAATCACTACCACCAATTACATCTTTTGATAGACCAAGTGCAGTAGCAGCAATAGGATTTAAACTATCATCTCCCCAATCTACAGAATTACTATCTTCAATCCCTTGTGGTATTGGTAAATATACATTAGAATTGACAGTAACTTGTTTGTCACTAGTGCTTCCCATAGAAGATCCACCTCCTCCTGACAAAGACGGTATCCCAGGAGGCGTATATTTAACAATTTTTATATGTAAATAATCGTCTGATGATGTTAATTTACGGACTGGGTATCTTAAGTCTGCCACATTAATGGATACTTTTTAACTATTTAGACGTATATTTCCGAAAGGTATTTCTTGAACATCTTTTACTTCTGAAGGAAAGATTTCATAAATGGACCCTGGTATTTCATCCCATGTATATTGCCTAACTTCTCCCCAGTGAAAGTTTATACCCCTAAATCCCCATGAAAAAATATCTGTAACTGCAACAAAAGGATTTTGATCATATTGTATGTTTGGAGTTTTTGGATTATAGACAAAGATATAATATTTCCCAACTGATGGAGTCTTTGGTGATTCCTCTACAACATTTAGAAGTTCCAGCATTAGATCATCGGGATCTTCTTTTCCAATCAGGTTGTCTAAAACTGATCTGACTCTATTTTTGTCAATATCAGTATCGGTTACATTTTTCTTTTGTTGTTTAAGAGTTTTTCTTGGCATTACTTAATACCTAAATCTTCTTCTGTAAGGACTTTAAATTCCCACATTCTATCTTTGCAAAATTCTTTTGCCGCTTTCCATTTTGCCTGATTTTTTGCATACTCGACAACTTCATAGATGTATCCTTTTGTTTTTCTTTTTTGAACTTTTGGTTCAATAGTTTGTTTTTTCGGTTTGATTTCAATAATATATTTTTTTATTTGACCAGTTTGCTCTTTAACTTTGATATAAAAATCTGGAAAGTATCTATGAATGCGATTATCTATTGGCGATCTGTATGGGAGAGCGATTTCTTCACTTCCCCATTCCAGTATATTTTCATTTAAATCACAATATACCATGAACTTTCTTTCCCACAAAGATCTGTAAATGATGTTTGTATGATCTCCTTTATATTTTTGAGGGAAGGAAGGTTGGTATTTTCCCTTATATGACATTATACATATATTATAGTCTCAAAATATTTAGAGTGTCTCTATCAAGATACAAGAAAGGTATAAGTGATATAAAGACCAAATTTAATCTGGCACAGTCCTCACATTATCAAGTTGTATTTGGTGGATTTTCTACCGAGCTCCGTTCTTATTTGTCATCTAAAGGAATATCCTTAAGCTTTATGAATGAGGAAGCTGGATTACTATGTTATTCCGCACAATTACCCACAACATCTTTCGCAACCGCAGATGTTAGTGGATCATATAGTGGAGTAAATGAGAAGTTTGCTCACACCAGAATGTTTGATCCAATTACTCTTGAGTTTTATGTTGATGCAAAATATAAAATGTTAAGAATGTTAGAGTATTGGATGGAATTTATATCCTCTGGTTCTGGTCAGTCTCTAGCTTCTTCTGGATATCATTATCGTATGAGATATCCAAATGAATATAAGGTAGATTCTACTCAGATTGTTAAGTTTGATAGGGATTATAAAAATGGTGTTGGATATGTTTTTTATGGATTATTTCCATTATCAATATCTGCCCCTGCAGTTTCTTATCAATCATCTGATATTTTAAGAGTTTCTGCAACTTTTCAATATGATAGATATGTGACAAATACTGATAGTTCATTAATGAATGAACTGTTTAATGCTATTTTTTAATAGAGTCTAAATAAATTACCTGATTCGCTATAAACATTATGCCATTACCAAAAATTACTACACCAACATATGAGTTGGAAATTCCTTCATTAAAAAAGAAAATAAGATATAGACCATTTTTAGTTAAAGAAGAAAAAATTCTTATTATTGCGATGGAGAGTGAAGACAGTAAGCAAATTGCAAATGCTGTTAAGACTGTAATCACAAACTGTATTTTAACAAAAGGTATCAAGGTTGATGAACTTGCAACTTTTGATATTGAATATCTTTTCCTGAATATTCGTGGAAAGTCTGTTGGAGAAACTGTTGAAGTATTGATAACCTGTCCAGATGATGGTATGACTAAAGTTCCTAGAACAATCAATCTAGATGAGATTGAAGTTCAAGTTTCTGAAGATCATACTAGAGACATTAAACTTGATGATAATCTAATTATGAGAATGAAGTATCCATCCATGAATGAGTTTGTTAAAAATAATTTTAATCCCCAAGGAATTAGCGTTACTGATACTTTTGATTTGATTAGTTCTTGTATAGAGCAAGTTTATACAGAAGAAGAGTCGTGGGCAGCATCTGATTTCTCAAAGAAAGAATTAAATGAGTTTATTGAGCAACTTACATCAACTCAATTTAAAGAAATTGAAAAGTTCTTTGAAACTATGCCTAAACTTTCTTATACAATTAAGATCAAAAATCCAAATACCGAAGTTGAGAGTGAAGTTGTTCTGGAGGGATTAACATCTTTTTTCGCGTAGGAATGGCGCATGAAAATCTTGCGTCATACTATAAGACTAATTTTGCTCTCATGCAGCATCATAAATATAGTTTGACAGAGCTTGAAAATATGATCCCTTGGGAGAGGGAAGTATATGTAACTTTATTAAAAAATTATATTGAAGAGCAAAATTTAAAGAACAATTCAAATGGCTAGTCTTTCGTCGCCAATTGGACCAACAATAGACGTTGTATCTAAAACTATTTCCCGTAGTGTTATTTCTGGGGGTGGTGGACAGAGAGGCGGTGCCATAGTTCCAGTAAATAGGATGGTTGATCCTGGAGCATTACTTGCTCCACCACCTCCTCCAACTGTCAATCCAGAAGAAGTTGGAGCTCTAAAGAAACAGATAAGTGCTCTTGTAAAAAGAGACAGCGAACAGTTAGCAGCTTATAACAACCTAGTAGGATTTTTACAAAATCAATTTAAGGTTATTGGAGTTACAGTCAAAGATCTTGGATCTAACCTTAATGCCACAAATAAACTACTACAGAATGATGCTCAATTAGAGCAACAGCAAACAAATCAAGAAATAACTGAACAAAAAAGGGCTGCCGAATCTGAATATAGAAAAGGATCCGAAAATTTATTAGAAAAGAAAATACAGGCAGCCTTGATGGCACCTGTCAAAGCAATTGGAAATCAACTTCAATTTACCCTTGGTAATTTGATGAGATTTTTTGGTATATTATTTACAGGGTGGCTAGTTGATAAGGCTATTGAATTATTTAAAGCAGATTCTGAAGGTAATAAGAGAAAATTTGAAGATATAAAAAATACAATAATTAAGAATTTATTTATTGCGGGTGGAGTTCTTGCGGTATTAAATATTGGAATCTTTAGAATTGCTGGAAAAGTTACTTCACTTGCATTTAAATTAAGTAGATTTGTATTGTCAAATACTCTTGGAAAATTATTTTCTAGTATTGGTGCATTAGCGGGAAGAGTAGCAAATGCTACTAAAACTATGCTTGGTATTGGTGGTGCTGGATCTGGTGGTGCCGCCGCTGCTGCTGGTGGTGCCGCCGCTGTTGGTGCTGGTGGTCTGAAGGGGAAGGGTGGAGAAGTTCGACCTGATGGAAAACCAACAGGAACTACAAAACCCGGAGGAAAACCAACAGGAACTACAAAACCCGGAGGAAAACCAGCAGGAGGTGGATTTGGATCACTTCTTGGAAAAGGATTAACCGCTATTGGTGGCGTTGGTGATCTGGTCCAAGGTGAATTTATGGATACTGCTATTGCGGGCGCTGCTTTGAAAGCTCCTGGCATACTCAGACCAATTGCTGGTGCTGCATATGGTGCAGATGCACTTGCTGAAATGTTTGGTGGAAATATTTTTGGAAAAAATCCAAATGAACCAAATACTCAACAACAAAGTTCTACTTCTACTCCTACATCACCCCAACCAAAACCAACTCCTGCCACATCTACACCAGTAACTCCAGCTAAACCATCTCCACCTACAGTTTCTACTACACCGTCTCCTACGGTTTCATCGCCACAAAATTCGTCTGTTCCACAATATCCTTCGGCACCAATAGCACCGACAGCACCTTCGTCTTCTAATGTTTCTTCTCCTTCATCAACTACCGAAGAAGGATTAACAGAAACATATCAGCAGGTTAGTTATCCACAAGCACCAATTATTCCAGAATATCCTCCTGAACCAACAACTAATAACGTTTCTACTCCAATTTCTCCATCTATTCCCACCACGCCTTCAACACCTTCTAGTTCAACTTCTGCCATTACATCTACACAACCAGTGGCACAACCAACTGCAGAAATGGTTAAAAATTTTGAAATGGCATGGCAGTATCGTAATAATCCTATGGCTAGGGGAAGAATTGAAGGTGCCTGGAAAAATATGAGCCCACAAGAGCAACAAATGGCAGTTGTTTGGGCACAATCAAAAGGATATAATTGGGCAGAAATGAAATTACCAGCACCTGCTCAAGTTCAACCACAACCACAACAGTCAACAACTGGGACAACTTCAATTAATCAACCAGTAAGTCCTCAACAAACTGGAACAGGTGCAGAAATTACTCCACCTCCCACATCACAAATTGTTGGATCTTCTCCACCACCAAAACCGAATGTGATTTATGCAAGCAGTGGAAAAGATCAGTCTTCTGGTGTTAAAGCGCCGATGAAAAGTGGACCAGCATCCGATGTTCCATTTATATCATCTTCTAATCCTGATAATTTTTATTTACTATATTCTCAAGTTCAATATAATATAGTAGGATAATATGAAATCATTTCTAAATCTTTCCAAAATTACTGGAAGTTTAAAAACATTTAAGAGTAGTTTATTTTCTTCCAAGAAAACTACCTTGAATATGAGAAAACTTTTATTTAAAAAGACCAAAGTAAAAAAAGATACTATCCAGGGTAAAAAAAGTTTTTTTGATAAAAAAAGAGAATATGAGAGAAGAAAAGAATCTGAATCATCGCTGGAAGCAAGAGAGTTGATAACAAGTCCAATCAGGGCAATTGGTAGAGCAACTGGTGGATTTTTAAGTAGGATTATGAAGTTCTTGGGAACTTTGTTACTTGGTTGGTTAATGAATAATTTACCAACAATTATTGCCATGGCACAAGAATTGATTGCCAGAATACAGAGAATGTATGAACTTCTTAAGGGATTTATTGGAAATGTATTTGATATTGTAAAAGATTTTGGGAGACTTTTGGGTGCCGTATTTCAGAATATTATATCTTTAGATTTTCTTGATTCTTCAAATAGAGTTAAAAATGCATGGTCTGATCTTGAAAAGAATTTTGATGACATGGGTAAGCAGTTAGATGAAGGAATTAGACTGGCAACTACTTCTTTAGGAGAATCTATTGCTCCTGGTGGTCCTGGAGAAATACCAGCGGCTGGAACTGATTATACTCAAGAACCTGGAGGTTCTTATAGTGCAACTGGTTATGCTACTGCTGGATTGAGTGGAACTGCACAGCAAAGGGTAGGTGGAGATGTTGAATTTTTAAAAGAAGTTAAAAGAGTTGCTCAAAAATATAGTATTAAAGAAGGTGATTTGTTAGGTTTAATGGCATCTGAAAGTGGTCTTGATCCTGCAGCTGGTCAAATTGGTGGACATGTTGGATTAATTCAATTTAGTGCAGATAGTGCAAAGTCCGTTGGAACTTCTCAGGCAGCACTAAAAAGAATGACCAGGGCTCAACAAATGAAGTATGTTGATAAGTATTTTGAAAATTGGAATTTGCCTAAAGGGGCAAATGCTGGTCAACTTTATGCTGTTGTTTTTGCTCCAGCATATGCATCTGGCGATCCAAATAAAGTATTGTATAGTTCTCCTTCTGCTGAATATAAAAGTAATGCGCCTTTGGATGCAAACCAAGATGGAAAAATTACCGTCTCCGAAATGGGTGCAAGAATAGAGAAAAAGAAAAAAGAATTTGGAATTTCTGACAATATTTCAGTTACTGAAAAACCTGTAACTTCTGCAGGAGCTTCTTCATTATTAGGACAGACTGCAGAAAAGATGAAAGGATTTTCTAGTGCTGCTGGTCCAGATAAAGGTAATAATGCTTGTGTTTGGGCTGTTAATAAAGTGTATGCTGCTGCTGGAATTCCAACTCCTTGGGGGAGCTCTAATTATGTTCCAGAAGCTGAGAAAAAAATGATACAAAAAGGATATACGGAAGTTTCCGAATCCAAGAGGCAATCTGGAGACATTTATATTGCATATGATAATAAGACTCCACCACAGGCACACATAGGAATAGTTCTTTCCAACGGAAATATTTTGTCTAATTCTAGCAGTGGTGCAAAATTTTCTTGGGAGTCTCCTCCTAGCGAATATACTAGACGATATGGGAGAGCAGGAAAATATTATAGAATGCCAGGAACTGCTCAAGCTACTCCAACGCGAAATGCACAAAGTAAATTAAATGATACTGCATCAATAATTAAACCAGCAGCAACACCAGCAACACCAGCAACAACTACATCAACACCAACAACTCCGATGATTGAGGCTCCAGCACAAACTGGTCCTTCTCAAGAACAATTGACACCAGAAATTTCTTCAGTTCCAGCATTAACGGAAACATATAAAGATGTTCAGTATCCAACTGCCCCTCAACAACAAACTATTTTTATTGATGATACTCAACCACCTCAACAAGTTCCAGTTCCTGCTGGTGGATCTTCTGGTGGATCGCAGATACCAACAATTGGTAAGAATACTTTGTTAAATAGATTTATGAGAAATCATCTCCTTCTAGACCTAGCATACACATAATATGGCAGCAATAGATAAGTCAATATATGAGTTATTAATTGTAGAATCTAATGATCAATCAAATAGTGTTGATATTAGAAGGGGAACGGTATCTATTGACTATTATGAAGATATTTTTTCTCCAACTGTTACTGCAAAAATAAGAGTAGTAAATACTGGAGATAGTATGCCATCGGATGGTGGTGAGTATCAATCAATTTATAATGGACTACCTCTTCGTGGTGGAGAAAGAGTATCATTAAAAATAAAAGGAAATTCTGATAGTAATCCGGGATTAGATTTTTCTAAGAAAGTTGAAGATTATTTTTATGTTTCTAGTATTACTGAGGTAATATCCGAATCTCAGAAAGAATCTTTTGTTCTAAATCTAGTTTCTAGAGAGGCTGTTACAAATGAAACAGTAAGAGTCGTAAAGAAGTATCCAGTTTCGACGACAATTGATATTTCTGTTAGGGAT